CAGATTATTATCCGATTCAAACTTCTTACCATATGGTCGTTCAATGCTAGAAGGGGCTAGACAAGAATTTCAAAAATTAACAATGTTAGAAGACGCAATGCTTATTCACAGAATAATGCGAGCGCCAGAGAAACGTATATTTAAAGTTGATATTGGAAATATTCCACCAAACGAAGTAGACACGTTTATGCAAGCAATCATCGATAAGATGAAAAAAATACCGCATGTAGACCAAAATACTGGAAATTATAATCTTAAGTTTAATCTTAATAATATGCTTGAGGATTACTTCTTACCGGTACGTGGAGGACAGTCAGCAACCCAAATAGACACATTGCCAGGTATGACGTGGACCGGTACAGAAGATATTGAATACGTTAAAAATAAAATGATGGCTGCTCTTAAAATACCTAAACCATTCTTAGGTTATGGTGAGGGAGTAGAAGGAAAAACTACATTAGCATCCATGGATATTCGGTTTGCTAGAACAATTGAACGAATTCAAAAAATTATAACATCTGAACTTTACAAAATTGCAATCGTCCATTTAGCATCTCAGGGGTATGAAGGAGAAGACTTAATCAATTTTGACTTATCACTAACATCGCCGTCTATTATATATGATCAGCAAAAAGTTGCATTAATGAATGAAAAGATTCAACTTGCTAACACAATGAAAGACAGTAAACTAGTATCGGATAAATATATATACGAGTATATATTTAACATGCCCGAAGAACAGTGGTTACAAGAAAGAACCAATGTTATTGAAGATTTAAAATTACGATTCAGACAAAACCAAATTGAACAAGAAGGAAATGATCCAACTATATCTGGCGCTTCATATGGTACACCACATGATTTAGCATCAATGCATATGAGCTCCGATGATGTAGAAGAAAAAGATAAAGGAGGTCGTCCTAAAGAGGGAATTAAATCCGGCCAGCATGCTAACGAATTTGGATGGGATCCGACTGGTAAGAAAACAATTGATCAGGCATTTAATATAAAAAATCAAACAAATGCATTTCAGCCAGATGTACGTCAAAGAAAATTATCAATAACAGCCGAACAAAAAACTGTTTTAAATTATTTTAAAAATCAAAAACGACAAAAAATTATAACAGAAACATTAAATCCAGAACCAAAAGACACAGATTCAGGAACAATGTTAGATGAAAACAATATTTTATAAATTTGTCTATATTTATTAATAAATAAAACTACTGGCACCAGTATGAAAAAATTAAAACATTCGAAATATAAAAATACCGGCATATTGTTTGAGATGCTTGTAAGGAAACTTACATCAGAAACAATGTCATCCGATAAAACAGTAACTATTGATATTATTAAAAAATATTTTGGTAAAAATACAGAATTATCAAAGGAGCTTAATTTATATAATTCGTTAATTAAAGAGCAACATAAATCTGAAGCGCGAGCGTTAGAATTTATGAGAACTATTAGAGAATCATATAGCCGACTTAATCAAGGAGTATTAAAAAGGCAACGATATAATCTTGTTAGTGAAATTTCTGAAAATTTTATATTTGATCATGTTTCTAAAATACATATTAATAATTACAAAGCATTAGCTTCAATATACATGTTATTTGAATATAAAGATTTAGATAATCCTAAAAAATTAATGGAATGTAAAAACGTTGTATTGGAACACATTTTACTAGAACGTAAATCAAAGACACCAAAAAATATTGTAATTGAAGAATTTTCTAAACAAGAAAAGGATATTAGATTATTAACATACAAGTTAATGATTGATAAATTCAATGAAAAGTATGTAGGATTATCAGAATCACAAAAACAATTGTTAAATAAATATATCACTAACGTTAACGATACTGAAGCATTAAAAGAATATGTTGCCGAAGTAATACCCGTACTAAAAACTAGACTAGCAGAACAGTCTAAACACATAACAGACAAAGTAACGAAAATTAAGGTCACTAGACTATCAGAGATGCTTTGTAACGTTGAAACTATGAAACGTTTAAATGAGTCTCATATCGTATCATTAATGCGTTATATGGACTTAATTGACGAATTAAATAGGATACAATAATGAAATCATTTTTAAAACAGATAGAAGAAAGCTTTCACTCGCTAGAAGAAAAAAAAGCAAAACCAGATTTTTTAGATTTAGATGGCGATGGTGATATTGAAGAGCCAATGAAAAAAGCAGCAAAAGAAAAAAATGAAGCTGCTAAGCCTGATTATTTAGATTTTGATAAAGATGGTGATACTGAAGAGTCAATGAAACAAGCCTTAAGAGATAAAGATGAATTAGAGGATGAAGATGAATTAGAAGAAATGTCTACATCAGCCGGCGCAGGTTCATATATGACGCCTAAAGCATTTGGTAAAGCTGATGATGATACGGTTGAGGCATTAGGATATAAAAGAGTACATGAAGCAATGGATAATAAATATGAACGTCTTATTGAAGGATATAAGACATTTGCTTTAAGTGATTCTAAAATGAGTCCAGCTAAAAAAGTAAATACATCTATTAAAAATGTAGCTAAGCAATTAAAAGAAATTGAAGAAACTATTAAATATACTAGCAGATTAAAAACAGAATCTGGAATATCTCATTCTGGATTTGGTCCTAGTACTAGTAAGGCATTAGGAAAAATATCAGAACGATTAATTAAAATATCAGAGCGAGTTAGATCATTAGGAGAATAAAATGTCAAAATTAATATTAGAAGACTTCATGCAATTTAAACCAGTTGGTTCGCTTAATGAATCAAATGGAGCAAAATATGGCATACCAGGAGGATTCGTAGTACAAGGCGTTTTACAGAGAGCCGGTGCTAAAAACCAAAACGGTAGAGTATATCCTAAAAACATTTTAATGCGCGAATGTCAACGATATCAACAAGAATATATAGATCAGAATAGAGCTTTAGGCGAATTAGATCATCCAGAGTCTAGTGTTGTTAATTTAAATAACGTGTCTCATAACGTTTTAAAGATATGGTGGGATGGTGATGATTTGAAAGGTGTAGTTCAGGTATTAGATACACCGTCTGGTAAAATATTAAAATCATTATTTAAAGAAGGTATCACATTAGGTATTTCGAGTAGAGGTTTAGGTAGTGTGAAAGAACTTAGAAATGAAGGTGTAGTTGAAGTACAAGATGACTTTGAATTGATATGTTGGGACTTTGTTTCAAACCCATCTACGCAAGGAGCATTTATGGGAGTAATGAAAGAATCGGTACAACAAAATACAATTAATAAATATAAAACAGTGAATGACATAATCACATCAATACTTTGTGAAGATGGTAAATGTAGGATATAATATGAAATTCGAAAATAAAAATTTAACAGCGTTGCGTGATCTATTAAGTGAAGATGCATCAAAACAAACAGTGTTTAGTGAAGGTCCTGCACCATTAACAAATGAGCAAAAACATCAATTTGCTGAAGCAGTAAAAACATTTTCGCAAATGGGAGAATCTGTATATAGCAACGGGAAATTAAAATCAATTGTAGAACGTATCTCTAGTATAGTCGAAACGGCTACTCAATTAGTTACTGAAAAGGAAGATATGATTGATAGTGTATCTGCCGGTAGACACATGAAACATGTAACAGGCGCATTAAAAGAATTTCAAAAATCAGCAAATGAAGTAATGATTCACGAACGAAGAATGGAATCTGCATTCGAAGATATTGCAGAAGGTATTCAAAAATATTTTGAAGTAGGATAATTTGGAGATTTAACTAATTATTTATATAATATAAGAGAATGATAATGAGTAAGTTTAAAAACATGTATAAAGAGTTTTTTGGTTTAAAAGAACAATCCGATTCAAAAATACCACCACTAGAAGATATTGAAGCGTCAACTAAGGCAATTGGAGATTTAGGCAAAGCAATGAAAGATGCCGGATTAACAGAAACCGAATTAGAAGAAGCTCAACTAGTTAACAACTTATCTGATTATAATGGACATGTTATATATCAATTAAGAGACCCACAAGAAGCCAACCCAGTTGCAAAAGAAATACAACGTTGGACTACTAAAAAGGGCTTTACTATTATATCACATGAAAAGTCAAAATC